TAGCTTCTTGTGTTACATAAAGATTCTGAGTGAAGTTATCATTCAAGTCAGAAGAACGTATAGCAGAACCTGGGTAGAAGGTTCCAGATAGTGAGTCACTATCAGTTAGACGTTTAATCTTAATGTTATTAGTGTCACCTAAAGCTGTCTGCTCATCTGAATCAGCAGCAGCAGGGGCAGAAACAAACTGAATTGTTGTAGCATTAGCAAAGGTGTAATGAGTTGTAAGAGTCTTTAAGACCCAGGCATCAGTAACGAATAAGTAAACCTTAACGTCTGCCTCTTGTATATATGGGAATGTAAAGGAGAATTTAGTTTTACTAGCATCTCCTGCGTGTAAATTTTCAGTTGTAGCCATAATGCTATTAGTTTAATGGTTTCTGTAATCGTATTAGGTTTTCTATCTGTTCTTGTACTGTATCAGCCTTATCATAATCACCACGATTCATAGCCTCTCTCTTATATTGTTCAAGTAGGCTGTGATCCCTAGTGGAAGCACGCTCAAGTTCAAGTGCATGCCAAGCATTATCAAATGCTATGTTATGCATCCTAGTTAATTCTTTATGTACTCTAGTTTGACTAACTGGGAAGTCAGCTTGTTCTCTCCAACCTCTTTGTTCTTTATAGTGTGCCATGGAACCTTTTTCATTTAACTGGTCCCACTGCATTAATTCTATTATCTGTTCTTGTAGTCCAGCGTGTTTTGCTATCCAAGTATTAACAAACCATCTTTCATCATCATCTAACTTCTTACCAGGTACATTAGGATCCATCCTTTTCTCATGTAGACCGTCCCAACCAGTACCTATTAACCATTGCCTCCATGGTTCCATACCTCCATTCTGTTTAAATACAGGTAAGATAGCATTAATAGAAGATATCATTGGATCTGTATAGTTAATACGATCACCAGTGTAGACATCAATTTGATCTTTTAATTTATCATTCCTAGGGAATAAGAACTTGTTCCTATTCAGTAGATAACTACCTATATCACCTGTTACATCTTTTAGTTGTGGAGTGATGGCTTTATTAAGTATACTTCTTAAACCAGCATGAGCAAAAGGTATAGTAGGGTTAATATGTCCTTCTTCTATGAACCGCTGCCATGCTGTCTCATCATTACCTAAGAGTCCTACAAGGGGTTGCATTCCACTTAAGAAGGTTGAGTTAGTTACATTAGCAGAGATTCCCCAAGCAAGTTTTAAATACCAATCTTCAGCAACTGATGAGTCTACACGATCTGATTCATACCAGATCTGAGCAGCAGTAGAAAGTATCTTATCATAAGGTTCTAATCCTCTGTAACTGTGCCATTCACCAGTAAAGGGGTTCCTAATAGAGAACCACTTAGCTCCTAGCTTCTCCATATCTGCACGTTCTTTTGCATCCCTAGGTCCAGGACCAGTAAGGTTACCGTTAGCAGCATATAAACCAGCTGCTAAAGTAACAGCACTACCCATTACCTGTCGTCCACGATATTCATTCTTAAGTGTTTCAAAAGCAATGTCAGTGAAGTCTTCTGATTTGATCCCATGCTCTACCATTGCAGCGATCTTCTCAGCTTGTGTCTTAGCTTTAAATACAGAACGTGCTTTACCGATAGATAAACCAAGAGCACTTTGTGGACTATAACTCCAGTACATCATCGTACCGTTAACACCTGTTCTAGCAAACCTAAATAAAGGTTTAAGTGCAGGAACATGTTCAATTATTGTATCTAATCCTCTTACAACCTTATTATCTAAGTTTAAAGCAACCTCTTGACTAGCAAGCTTAGCTGCTTCATTTGTTAGTAAACCAGTCTTATCAAAGGATTTATCATATAACTGTTGTGTTCTAGCAAGGAACATCTCGTCACTCCATAAACCTTTAGTATCATCCATCAATTCAGCATAAGCCGCAGCTCGTGCTGTACCACTAGAGATCATTGAGTTTGTGAAGCCGTCAATAGAATATAACGCATTGATACCATAACGGAACCATTGGTTATTATTATACCAACTCATTACTCTAGCACTGTTTAACATGAACAGTTTACCGTTTTTATTATCTGCTCTCCAACCTTCAGCCATTGCTTCCATTGCTTCAAAGCTTTCACTGTTAGCAAACTTAACATCAGCACGTCCTCGTACCATAGCTAGTTCAGGATTCTTTCTTACAAAATCCCATTCCTTAGCTAGGTGTTTAGTTGCTCTTTGTATGTTCTCTGAGATGCCTCCATAAGTAGCGATAGCACGTCTAAAGTCTCCGAACCTTCCACGTACACCTGCTCCAGCAAAGACTGAAATAGGTTTACCAATAAGTAATATAGAACCACCAAGGGTAGCATTAACTGGAGCTAATCCATTTAGAAGTCCATTGTACTGGATTCCATGTATACCTTGTATTACAAGACTAGGTACTTCTGGTTGTGTATCAATGAATCCCTTCTTAATAAGACCTATGTTATTCTCTGCCCATCTATGTAGTTTAAATAAAGTGTCTACATCACCGTCTGTTCTATCATAAGCCTTCTTAAAGGCATTAAGATATTGAGGGCTTTGTTCGTTGATATCTCTTAAAGATTGTACTACTTGCTTACCGTTAGCTTTAGCAGCTTTAAGGTTCTCATCAAAGTCTGCGACCATCTGTTGTAACTTCTGTGCTACTCTAGGGTTAGGATCATTAGCCATTTGAAGTACCTTACCTTGGTGACCCCAAAGGAATCTATTAGCACGGATCTCAGCATTCACTGTCTCCATATTAGCTAATGCATTATCCATTAACCTAGTAGTATCTACACTACCATCTAAGACATCAGCAGCATGAGCTGCATCAGTTATTGAATCAGCAGCTTGTTGTGTTATTAAAGCAGATGCCCTCATCCTCTTGGGATCATACATTTCATCAAACATACGTCTAAAAGCATGTGATACGGCAACAAAAGATTCATCATCTAGGAATCCTGTGTTATAACCTTCTTGAATGTTAGTCCTCATTTGATGTAGCATAACTCTAAGTTCATTAGGATCCATGTTATACATGTCACTAACAAGCTTATCTACAGTAGCATTTAATTCTTCAGCAGTACGTGTCCATTTATTTTCATAGATAGCTTCTATTTGATCAGGTATCCTACCACTAAATTCCTCTAGGTACTCACCACGTTCTGTACTTCGAGCAGCTTTATTAAATGTTCTCATACCTTTAGTAGGTAGTACTGCTCTAGCACGTCCGTTATCTACATTAATCTTATTAAGGATTCTATCGTGATCTAATACAGCACCTACAATATCCCCTTCAACGTTTGTTACGGCTCGTTGTTGTGCTAAAGCTGGATCATTTATTAATGGATTAAATTCACCAGATTGAACTTCATCTAAGAATTCTAAAGCCTCTTCTTTTATAGTATTAGCACGTGCATGCCTAGCTTTCATAGCAGCGCTAGCTACAGGATCCATATCGTCTATATCTACCTGTACTCTTCTACGCATTTCTAACAGCTCAGCTAACCTCTGTTCAGACGCTTCACCTAGTTCATCTAATGGACCTAATGCATCAATCTGTTCATCAATGGCTTGTAACTCAGGATGCTTAGATTGTTGTGCTAAATCATCTACATTCTTACTGAGAATCTCTGCTGCTTCATCTGTCTGAGGTGTTACTACTGCTGAATCATCCCATCTTACAATACTTTCTGTTGTAACACGTTGATCAAGCTTAGCAAAATCCTGTGGAGTTACGTAATCCGTACCTGCAAGTGCATTAGCAATTGCTGTTCTATATCTAAATATACCTCCAATTACTTCAAACCCAAGTAGGAAACCTGCATTCTCATACATATTTAGTTTCCACCGTACATCAGGACTATCACTATCTTTGTTAGCCCAAGGCGCATATGCACCAAAGGTGTCACCAAAGACTTTAGCCATGTTATCATCAGTAGCAGAAGTAGAAGAAGCTAAGATTGTAGTATCAACCCCCATTCTAGCTGCTCCTGCTCCTAAGAACTTAACAGCACTAGGTAGTTTAGCAGCCCAAGAGAGCTTATCTACTTGACCTATAATTGCACCAGGTATTAAAGCAGAAGGTATGATTAAGCCAGATATCTGACGTGTCATATCACCTAAAGGATTCTTACCTGTAGGAAAGTCCTTATGCCATTGATCTTGTAAGTCACCAGTTCCTAAGTTACCTTGAAGGGCAAAGTTAAGGAAACCTACAGCAGTATCACCTACACCTATGGTGACATGATATGCCGGATCTTCTTGTCTATCATACTTCTTTGTACTCTGGTTTGGATTCCACGTATCTTCTCTTTTATAGAATTCATGTGTTCTCCTACTGTTCTCAGCACGCCATAAATCAAAACCAGATGGTTTAGGTGCTGTATCTGGTGATACACCACCTTCATAATAACCTGGTCCTTGTTTACCAGCTGCTTGTGGTTGTAGTTGTTCAATTAATCGTTGTTGTTCAGCAAACTCTTGCTGACGTGTTACTTCATCTACACCTTCATTAGCCTCAAAGGCTTGTTGTCCTTCACCCAGTTCTTGTATTGTATCTGGATCAAAATATACTTCTGCCATTAGTTACCCCATCCCATTATTTGTTGTGCTTCATTCCAGGTTCTTGTACCTGGTTTGAAGTATTTATCCATTGCTAGTCTTACTGACATACCATTAGCATCTTGAGCATCTATACTTGCACCAGGATTACCTGCTAGTATAGTTAGGTATACAAGCATTAGGTTATGCTGAGGATCAGCAGTAGGTACATATCCTCTGCCTTTTAAATACTTTATTGCATACGGT